ATCATATATAATTGATGGGTTTGTAAGTGATAAGCTAAAATTAGCCATAGAATCATCTGTGTACCCATTTGCATAAAGATGTACAAGCGCAATCTTTTTTAGCTCTGATGCAATAATTCTTTGAATTCTTTCTATAGTACGTGCAAATCTAATATCTTCTGCAGCAAGAGTTGCTTTACCTGTGAGATCTTTCTCATATCCCATAAAAGCTTTAGGAATTTTCAAAGCAGCAAATAACTTCTCTCTAAAATATGCTACATCATCTATTCCATTATATTCAAGTCCTTTTGCGGTGTCTATTCTTGTTGTAGAATCATTGCCTCGTACTGGAATAAAGAAGTCTTCTAGTAGATTTTGCTGATTATATTTAAGATTATATTGTCCAGTATTAGGATCTATAAGAGGCGTTTTTTTCATCTTATTGATCATTTTTTGAACATAATTTTCAACTTCATTTGGTGGAATTGCACCCACATTTACATAAAATACTCTGCGTTCTGGGGCTCTAGTAATACGATGTATTAACATTGCATCTTCAATAAGCGTATATTGCTTAAATAGCTTTCTTGCAGGCTCTAGATATGATCTACCATAGGGTAAATAATTAACGTCTCCAATTAGCCTAAAATGCGCCATTTCATAGTTATCAAACCACACACCTGGATCTTGATTATTAAATGCTGATGTATATCCAGAAGTAGCCGATAGTGCTGCATTAGGGTCAAATTTAAAACGTACCTCATTTGGATTATGTGGATTATACCCCTCTTGACGTACTATATTATATGCAGAAAATGGAATTACATTATATACTCCATATTTTTCAGAAATTTCCATTTTAAGATAAAAATCTCCATATTTACACATATTTCTTATCCAAGACCAGAGATTAAATTCTATATTTAAGACAGAATAAAATAAATTTTCAAGTAATTTTTGTATAGTCTCATCTGAAGATCTTATAGTAAGTACTTGACCTTGTTCATTTTTAAGTGTACAGTTGTGTGTATATATCTTAGACCCGTCTTTAGCCTCTATAGCAAATATGTGATTGTCTCCTGCATTTACTATGTCATAAACATCTTCATATCCGCATTCTTCTATTGATACAACTTTATGATTAGATGATTTTGCAAAATCTTCTAAAGTTGAATATCCATTACCCAACACTATTCTTCTCAACTTATTGATAGTAATAGAATTACTATTACAAAAATCTGATACTAAAAATCTCTTTCCCTCTTTGTAAGTATTATTGCAATATGACCTAAATTTAATTATAGTATCAGTGCTATGGTTAGAAAGTATTTTATTTATTAGGGTTTTAGTATTATTACACTTATACACAGCAAAGAGATCTCTAATTATTTTTCTCCACTCAAATGTTATAATATTAAGTTCTTTTTGTATATCTCCTAAAATATTTTTGTGGGGATCATTTTTTATTCTATCTATTATATATGCTAAGTTTATAGATTTTTTTCTAGTAGTTTGTGTATTATATCTACCATTTTTTTCTTTTGAAATTTTATATCCTTTTCCATACATTCCATTTTTAGATCCACGGTGTCCATATACGATTTTTCTTTCTTCTGAACTCAAATTTTCCATGTAACTTTTCATGGAATCTGATTTCTTTTTCAAAAAAGACTGCTTATCTACATTTTCCCAAAAATGTTTTTGTCCTTCCATTAATTTTACGTAGTAATCATTTTTTTTGGACGGATCTGAATTTATACTAACCCAAAGGTTTTTATTATATTCAGCATGAATTTTATTATGCTCATTCCATCCTACCCACTTTAGAAAATTAGGATTATTATTTCTTTTATCAAAAGAGTCATGGTGTACTACTGGTTTTTCTTTTGCTGGAATCTGATTCCTCTGTTCTTTTAAAAATGGAACCTGATTTGCTACTATCCTATGAGTATATTCGAATTTATCCCCACTCCATATTTTTTCATATCCAGGCATGCTAGTTCCTTCTGATATTTTAGTAGAAAGAGCTAATATACTAGTACCAATTTTTATGTCACTAGTAGTTATTTGAGATCCGCCGCTATCTATCCAAATATGATTAGATGTAGCTTTTACTTCAGTTCCATCATCGAAGGTTATTTTATATACCCTTTTCTTCCCATTATAGGCCACTTTTTCAGCTTTTACTGGACGGAATTCATTAGTTTTTTCATCTAAACCATATATCCATATGTCTTTTGCTCCTGAGTCGTACAATTCTTTTATGGTCTTCTTAGTTCCATCTAAAAGAGGTATAACTGTATCTGCTCCAAGACATTCATCCGCTATAATATCCAATGCTGAAGCTATAATTGCATCTGTGTCCATAGCATCATAATCAGCATATATCTGAACTCTTGCAGATTGATAATTTTGGGCCAAATTTAGATTTACGCCATACGCAGTAGATGTAGTATAGACTTTGTGAAATCTATCTATAAGACTATTTGTCTGGATAACGCCATTTGATTGGATATTATCTGGATCCATAACACTTAGCATATTACCGCCATCATTACGGATTATTACATCAGTACTAAATAGTCTTCTTAATGCTGAAAATAGATTTTGTTGATTATTTGCCATTTTATATTTTTATATTAACCATGAAATATCCTCTGAATGAGTACCTCCCATATGAGGAATATCCATTTTCCAAGGATTTGTATTTGAATTATTTATTGAATTATATATTAAATTTGAATTTCCTGATTTAGTCATAGAGTCAAGACTAGCATAAGTTAAGCTCTCTGCAGTTTTTCTAAATCTTATAGATGAGTCTCTCATATACATGCCTATTGCAAAAGACATTACTAAATCATCATTATATCCACTTAGCGCTTGAGGTTTGCTATTTTTCCATATAAAAACTCTCAATTCTTCTAAAAGCCTCACTGATCTTATATTGACCTGCTTTGTCTCTATAAAATCTCTCATTCTTTCAATAATAATAGGTCTTGATTTTGTAGTCATTGTAAATCCAGGAACTAGAGTACTAGTATTATCAAATCTATTCATTTGCTTGTCCTGATCTAGACTAAAATCTGCTTTATGACTATAATGTAAATTTGTATATCCTCTTTCTAAAATAGATTGAAGAACATCCCAACCAATATTTGCATTTTCTACTGCAACTAGAGCATTATTATATTCTGCAGCTGTTGCTAATATTATATTTGCATATTCTCGTGTATCACACTGAGATTGAAATTCTGCTACTTGAGTTAATGTATCTACATCAATTACATGAAATGCTGAGTAGTCTGCACCATCACCTCTAGCAACATCTGCTGAAAGTAGATATGTTTTTGTAGGAGCTGGATATTCCCAAATCCATAATGATTTATCTAACCCTCTTCTTTCTAAAGGTTCTAATACTATATTCTCTTCATACCATGAAAGTATTTCTGGAATTATTACTGTAGCACCAGAACTTGAGAAATCGCAATCGCAATTATGAACTATACCATGTTCTGTTACATATGTATGATCTTCTTCAACTTCTATATTATAAACATAACATTCATATTCGCCCTCTAAGTCTTCTTTTATTAATTTTGCTTTTCTATCTCCACCTAAATATATGCTAGATAACTCTTCATTTTTTGTTTTTAAAAAAGATCCATTAAATTTAGGATGACATATACACATTCTTCCTAATATTTCAGATATATAAGGATCTAAATTTTTTGGATATTTAATACTTATATTATTAGCCCCCAATAAATTAGATAAATAATAAATATCATAATACAGATCTTCAGATGTTGTTATATATTGCTTATTATAATCTAATTTTAAACATCCATCCCCTAGTAAATATCCTTCTAATACACCTTTAGATAATTCTATATTATTATTATTATAGTAAAAATTAGATAATTTTTTATTTATAGAACTATCGCCTTCTACAAACATAGAAATTACTTGAGAAATTATTTCTGAGCATATAGAAATCTGACCCGTATTATCTTGTCTTCTTATATTAAAGGAGCTTACTCCAAATACAAGTTCTATATATTTTTGTAAATCTTGCACCCATGTATTTAATTCTGTAGAATAATTAAATGCATATGTTACTCTTAATCTAGTCTTAGATCCTTCAGCTAAATATAATCCTATTATCTTTCCTAATTCATAACCTAATTCTATATTACAATTATGCTTTATTTTATGTTTTCTGTCATTTATATAAAAAGTAGAACCAGCGCATATTTTTTTAAAATGTAAAGGATTAAATAATTCATAAATATCTATAGTATCTATTTCTCTTTTTAAATTTATGTTTTTTGGTATAGTATATACTTCATCTATCTTAGAAATAGCATCATATTTATTACTATTTTCATTAGATAAAAATGGGTGATCTTTTGTAACATAAACACATTTAGAATTTTTACTGGTTTTTATTTTGTATAAATCATTACTTTCTTTTTTATATAATCTTTTTACTCTTTTAAAATTTCCAATGTGAGTTAATACTAAATCATCAATTTTTATATCTTTTATCTCTTTTAATCCTACTGATGTAAAAATTCTAGTATTTGCACTAAAACACTCTTGTGCCGCCATTCTTATTCCAAGATCTTGATCTTGTTTATCTCTCCAAATTTGAGTTCTTTCAGGATGTACTGTCCATGGAAGTGATACAGGCACAAAACTATTTTCTTTCTTCTGAGCTTTTATATAGGATTTATGAAACCAATTACCAACACCATTAGGAGTAGATAGCGCT